TCCTGATTCGGATCACGGAAACGCCCCATCATTGTGACGGTCTGATATGCGTCTATCTTTAATGGTCTCTCAAGCGAGAATAGCACCACATCGCTCGTGTCAACCTTGCGCGGATACGCCTTTGAGTCCACCTGGTTATAGTAGGATTCGGCGTGCTTTACTTCAATCCCACGATAGTTGTTGTCAAATACTGCATCAACCGTTGTGGTTGTAGGCTGTAAGATGCGTGTGTCACCGGCTTGCGTAATTCTGGTATCAGCAGTTTTGCTGTCGATAACACTTACTTGCGCTAACGCCTTGCCGGAACGAAAGCCCCGATTTTCAACTGTCAGCACTTCATCGGAATCAGCTGTTTGCTTGATATAGACATAACCCAACTCGGATAAGGTCGCTTTGCTGACTTCCTGCATTGCCCGTGTCTTATCCCTCAAGGTGTCGAATACGCTTTTGAAGGTTGACCGCCCCGTGCCATAAGAGGTGGATAACGGCTTTATAGGCATATTCGATAGAATCAGCGCGACAACCTGCTCCAGTCGTTTGTCAGTGGTATAGGCTGGCAGGTCGAGTTGGTGAATAGCCATTTGCTCCATATAGTCGAGCACCTTCACCCGCGTAACCGTCATAAACTGCGTTGTGCCAATCTCGATACCATTAGGCGGCACAACGCCATAAAAGCGGGTGCGAGTCCGCCCCTCGTAGGTCAACCGCAGCCGGAATTTCATCCCCGACTGGAATCCCGACATACAATTCGCGTGACCTGGAGTAAAGAGATTATTCACGTTATGCAGTACAAGCGTCAATTGTCCGGTTGAAGCGACTCTGTCAATTGGGTTCGAGCCTCGGATTCCCATCGAACCAGTGATACCAGCCGCTTGAAGTCGGTAGGCGTTCAGATCAACCCACTTACCTTGCAGATAGAACTCGCAGGCTATTGCGTCGTATTTCATTATGCGCCCACCATCAACAACGCGTCCCTGACTGCCATTGCAATATCAGACGCGGTAGGCAACCTTCCGAGTGCTGCTAACAGATCGCCATTGCCTCCGCCTAACATTGCACTGCTTGACGAATTGGAATAGACGCGCCCGTTCGTGTCGGGGATAAACAGTTCTGGACCCGCTTCGCCAACAAGGTAGGGTTGGCCGGCTAACTCGTAACCGCCCATCGCGTGAGCAAATTGCGGCACGCCACTACCGCCGCCACCGCCGCCACCGCCGCCACCGCTTGGCAATGACCCTGAAGTGTTGATTCTTACCCAGACGTTATACTCCTTTTCAAGGGCATTAAGCGCGTCCTGCAAAGCGTCTACGTCCGCTTGCGCTTCGGCAATGCCCGCAATCTGGAAGGTGTATTCTTCGTCAAAGATAGCAAACGCCTCTGCGAAACCATCGGGATCGTTGATAAGTTGATCCAGCAGATCGCCGGTCGCAAGTTCTATTTTGTACTCCAGCGTGTAATTTGTGCCCATTAATCCATCAAGAATTTCCAGCCGACTAATCAGGTCATCGCCTTTTAGACCCGCATCACGCAGCCCTTCGACCAGATTATCGCCAACGCTCTCGTAAAATGTTTGTACTGCCACTGACAGGTTGAATTGAGCGTCGGCTAACCGGCTCTGCAAATCTTCAACACCAGCACCGACAAGTTGCATCGCTTTGGGCACGCTCGTTCCAATATAATCAGTTGCCTCGCTGACATTGTTCATTGACTCATAAACACGGTCATTCGCGGCAGCCCACTCATCGGTCTTATCTATGAACGCGGCACTGCCGAAAGTTTCATAAAGATACGTGACTTTTTCAGCAGCGTCTTTAGACGATACACCGGCTTCGTTTACGAGTCGGCTATATTCTTTCAACGCGGGGTTCAACCGTTGCACCCATTCAGCCCGACTTTCTTTAGTCGAGATTATGGGCATGTCTATCCACTTAGCGTCTGCTTCAGATACCAGCCCGATGCTTTCCGCAAGATGCAGTAATTCTTTATTGTGGCTGTCAATGTTTGCTCGCTCAAATGCAAGCCCTATTGCTTCAATATAACCAAGCCCGCCTTCTTTTCCAGACGGCATCCCATCGACATAATCGAAGCCATTGTCGCCGCCCCTTGAAAGCGCAATCGCCTCTTTTAGATTGTCGGTGTAGGTTTTTATTTGAGCGGCGGCATATTCCCAGTTGCCAGCGGTGTCACGTGTCAAACCGCCGGTTTGTTCCAACAATCCAGCCGTGCCCTCAATAGCCTTATTGATTAGGGCTTGTTTCTTTTCAGCGTCCGTCAATGCTTCTGCTGTTTTACCAAGACTTTCAGCATAAGCATCAAAGGTTTTTTGCCCGCCAGTGATAATACCGAGATTATCAAGAATTTGTGGACTCATGCGCCCGATACCAGTGACGATGTCATTGAAAGCTTGCGTGGTTGAGATACCCATTGCCCTACCACGTATAGCGGCAACTTCCATCAATTGTCCGAGTTGGTCTGCAGAATTGCCAACGCCTAACATCATTGCACGGCTCGAAGCCTGCATAATGTCATAATCCGAGACCATTCCAAGCGAAGCGGTACGAACTGAGTCCATAATGTGACCCATATCCATACCCATTGAACGCGCTAATGAAAATGAGGTTTCTTCGAGCCGCTGTATTTGTGCGCCTTCGTGAGAAAAGTCGAGCACCTTTTTCACAGTGCCAATAGCCGCAGCTAATGGCGCGGCTGTGGCTGCTATTGTTTTTGCCGTGTTTAGCCAGTTTGCACCTAAACCAGTATCAGAATCTTCACCGATACTTCTGATATTTTTTGCGGTAGTTTTGATCTTCGATTCAGCATCGCTAAGCCCCTTTTCAAGGCCTTTCGATTCCGCACCTATACTTGCGAAAAGACTCGCTATTTGTATTGCCATATTATTTCACCAGCGTCTTTCTCGCTTTACTCATGCCGTCTCTCACTTGCAGCCACTCGTTCATATCGGCAACCGAGAGCGCGTCCACATAATCCAGCGTCCACCCTGTTTCTTTCACAAGCTCCCACCGCCAGAACTCCCACGGCATCCCTTGCTTTGTGACGGCTGCCATGTAGACGCGCCCACTTAGTTTTTTGAATCGTTGAGGTCGGCTTCTTTTTTGAACGATTCCCAAATGCCGATTGCAATTTTGCGGTAATCAATCGGATTCAGATCGCCCAATTCATCCGCGCTCATCCCTACCAGTTTGCCAACGATAATGTCGTTGGTATCAGGGTCGGTTTCCTTGTCAATGAGCACGCGCCACTCCTTTTGTGAGATCGCGCTCCAGTCGTACTCAATCTCGCGTCCGTTAGATAGTGTGACCATGTGCTATGCCTTTGGACCGTTCTTTTGGAACGTGCAGCTGATCTCAACCACATCGGCGTAAGGGATGTTGATCTTCGCGCCCATAGCGATGGCGGGATAAATATCCTTCTGCTTGCCAGACGCAGTACCTTCAGGGTAGACGGTCAATGTACCGCCTGTTCCGGCTTCAAGCGCTCTAACAAGTGCCGTGCCTGCCGACTGGTACAAGCCTGACCATTCGATCGTTGCATCCTTGATTGTCGCAATGTAGGTTTTGTCGGTATCAGCACCGGCAGTGGTTTCAGCCAGGTCGATGTTCGGGTTGATCGAGAGCGTGCGGAAGTCAGTGTTCAAGTTCACCGTACCACCGCTGTACGCCCAAGTTACAACTAAGTTTTTTCCAGTAATTTCAGCCATTTTGTTCTCCTATATAGCTTTTATGATTTATCCATGCGCACGCGGTAATAAGCACCGCAAGCCCACGTATGCTTTCCTGCCTCGTCGATTTCTGGCAGTAAAAAATCTTCTTCACGTGCCAGCCAGAAGTTGTTCCAGCCGGTCACGGTAAGCGTTCCTGATAGCAGATTGTTGATATGCGCGTCAAGTTGAGCCGCTTCCTTTGCATCATCGGCATAAGCTCTCACGTACACGACTTCCTGCACGCTCTCACGCGGTGTGAAATTGTCAGCGCCGCCAGCCGCGTAACTCCAAACCACGTAAGGCAAGGCAGCCCCTTCCGGCGCAACCCCGTGATAAATGCACGTTCCGCCGAGTGCGCCTGTGAGAGCCGTGCCACCTGATAATTTTGTGTAAAGTGCCGCGTTGAGCGCGTTGTAAGGTGATGTCATTTCAACAGCCCCTCTTTCAGTAATTGGATCAGCCTGGATTCGCCTTTTTCAACCGCCGGTTTCAGAAACGGTCTCGCTCCCATTTTGCGCGTGCCCATTTCAACGTAAGCGGCATATTCAGCGGTGTATTCA